GCCTGTAGAGGTGTCCGTCCAGTTGATATCGATGCCACCCCCCTCGATGAACTTCACCTCCTTTGCGTCTCCAATTTCCACCTCGGTGCCATCACCATCCTCCAGGAAGAAACTGGACATGCCGCCGCTTCCGCTGACCGTCTGCCAACTGCAGGTTCCGTCACCGTCTTCTCGGAGAAACTTGCTGGCACCAGTCTCGCCAGTCGACTTGAGTTCTGTCCCCTCCAAGTCCACGGCAAAAGTGAGGTCATACGGATCACCGTCTGTGCCGTTGTCCGTGTCTGTCCAGTTGATGTCGATGCCCGTGCCTTCGACGAACTTCACCTCCTTGGCGTTGGAGATCGTAACCTCAGTGCCGTCCCCGTCCTCCAGCTGAAAGCTAGTCATCCCGCCAGCAGCCAGCGATGTGCCGCTCGTTATCTGGATGTCGTTGCCAGCATCCGTGGTGAAATACAACTCGTTCGGCGTAGCAGTCTTCACCCACAATTGACCATAAGCTGCCACATCCGAATCGGCTGATGACTGTTCTTTGAGGGTGACTGCACCTTCCACGGTCAACTTTGTGGACGGATCGTTCATTCCGATGCCCATGTTGCCGGAACTGTCGAGCCGCAGCCGCTCGACCAACCCGCTACCGCTGGCCAGTTTCAAGACCATGCGAACCGGAGCACCGAAAGCCGCATCGGTCACCGACCCGTCCACCTCGAAACGGAAGTCTCCAAGCGTCTGGTAACCGTTGTTCGCTCCGACGTAGCCCTCGACCAACAGGTCGCCCAAGTTGTCGTCGTCCGCGATAACCACTTTTGCGTCGAGGTCGCCCCTGGACTTTCGCAGGATTACAGCAGCCGGATTGGCATTCGTCTGGATTCGCTCGACCATCAATGCACCGCCACTCTGCTCGGAGAGAATGTGCATCGATTTTTCAGGGTCGTTGGTTCCGATCCCAAGTTCCCGCAACACAGAGTGCTTACCGGCCAGGTTGTTCTGGCTGCGGCGCATACGAGCCACCCCGCCGCCAGCGATGTCGACGAACCGGCCTTGTTCATACCCTCGGTTGATAACGCCCATCAGGTACTCGCCACAAAGACTTCAATGTCAACGGTGGCCGATCCGGTCGGCCTGACCTGAATGCTCGCCAGATCCGCCATCGTTCCGAAACTTGGACTTGTGTCAGCTTCCGCCAGCATGCAAACGGAAGGAGATCCAAGGACGTGACTCTCACCCGCTCGCAGTGTGACTTGGTACAAGGTTGCCCCTGTCACAACGGCGATCTCGACGGACTCGGTGTCATCAAGGTTGGTCAGCCGAATGTACTTGGCGTCTTCCGTGTCCAACGCTCCCGCTGCACCGTATGCGTTGCTGTTGAACGTGAGAACTGTCGTTGTCTGACCATTCACGCAGGTCACGATTCGCTTCATCACCTCGTTCACCGACGCGATCGTCATCGTGTTCGTCGCACCCTGGTCGGAACCGTTGAGCGTGATCGTCTCGGTGATCTTCACCGTCAGCGTGGCAGCGGTAACTGTACTGGTCATCTAGAACGTCCTCGCAAAACGTGCCGACGTTTCCTGGTACTCGCACTCGACGTGCTCCATTGCCCATGTCTGGCTGGCCGAGGTGTTCCCGTATTTCAGGTACACCGCGTGAGCAGTCGTCTTTCGACGCTCCGCTGCGTTGTTCCCCGCCGACAATGTCGACGTGAAAAATGCCGACGAAGAGTTGTATGCGTCCTCGGGGTTGTCTCCCCGGTACACCGACATGGTCACATTCGATGAGCCCTTCGCGACCACGTTGCGGATCTCGTTGATCCGTATCGCCATTGGACCCTTTGCCGCAATCGGGCCGAGGTAGACGTGACTGCTGATCGCTGTCCCGTCGTCATCGGTTGCCGCCAGATCCCACTTCCGCAGGTATCCGTCCAGGCCACCGAGAAGGATTGCGCGGTCGTTCGCGTCGTCACCGTCGAACACATGAACGGAACGAGGGTCGTGGTTCGTGTTGGCAAACTTGTCGATCCACCACGACTCGTTTCGCACGTCGTAGAAATAGTGTTCAACGCTACTGTCACCGACCGTCAACGGCGTAACGAAGATATGCACTCCCCGCTCGCGTTCGTTCCACGCCAGGCGGATCAGGTTCGTGTCGAGGTTGATAGCCGCCAAACGCTCCTCGATGCGACCGGTCGTGATCTTTGTCAGTCCCTGGCCAACCGAACCGCGATACACGCCACCGCGCGTGCCGAAAATGTAGAAATTACGGGAAGAGTCTTGGCACCACGGTCTGCCCCACGGGGTTCCCACTCCCTCGGCAATATTGTCGTAGCGACCACCCATCATGGGGTTGCCGCTCAATTGCCAAATGGAATGGTCGCAACCAAATGCGATGACATCATCACTAAGCGGAATGATGCAACGGATTACGTCGGGACATTTTCCTGCTGGCGTGTACGTCCCAGATGCGGCCTGGTCTTCGGACAACACTGTTGGGGAATAATTCCAATCGAAGGGATCAAGGATCTTCGACATGTACCATTCTTGGGGGTCGCCTGAGACTCCCGACAGTACCACCCGACTGCACCACGCTTCGATTAGCGTGGCACGACGCCCCTCGGAGTCCACAGGCAGTGAACCCGACGTTGGCGTCCACGTCGTCATCGCAGCCGTTTGCCCCTTGTAATACTTGACGTTCTTTCCATCAGCAAAAAATAGGTTTTGCCCGACTGGAACTGACATTATCACCGGGGCATTGCGGTCCAGTGCAGGGTCTGAGAAGTCCCCGCCACTGGTCACCGAATACCAACCTTCGTCATCGAACTCCTTGACGATTCCCGAACACACCGCTACCCGCTTGGTCATCCGTTGGGCAACGGCGTTTTCCATGTCCAACGCATATGCCGTTGAACAGGTCGCCCCGTCCTGCTTGTTGCCGCCGTAACTCGAAACCCAATCCAGTGCCGGTGTCGTAGCCGATGTCATGCGGGCGATGTTGTTGCTCGCATTGTTTCGGAAGATTCGGAAGCCACCGGATTCATCCGCATCAATAGCGTTCCACGTCGTTGTGCTGTTGGGATCTTGAGAGTTAACTCTCGCACCGTCGCTCACCTGGAGAATTGCAAACGAATGTCCGCTGCCATAGACGTTGCCACCGACCGCACCCAATCGGCCATTGACCGGATCGTAGGAGATGGCAAGCGTTGTTCCGGCGTTCGCCTGGGTCCACGAAACGGCCCCCGCCGAAGTCACCTTTGCCACCTGGTGCGAATAGGTCGACGCCGCACCCGATATGTCGGGGATGGTTCGGGTCAGGGTGTAAAACGTACCCATTCCGTCAGACGTGATGTCCAGTTCCTGGTTGGTCTGCTTGACCGCCTGGCCGGATGCATACGGGGCATACGACATCAGTTCCACGCACCGGACCTGCTTGCCCAGCAGGATGTCCATCATCTGCAACGACAACCGTTGGTCGTGGGTCAGCGTGAAGTTGCCGCTACCCGTTGCAGACGTGATGGACATCTTTGTGTTCTGAAATGCGTTGCCCGTCTGCGTCACGGCGATCGTGATGTCGCTCGCAACGGTGCCCCCCTCCACGAGGGTGGCAACATCCTGCAGGCCCAGCGTCCCGGTGAACTCGACGATGACCGCCGCAGTATTCAGCGGGCCACCCGTGCAACTGACGCGAACATCCTCGCCATCAGTCGACAGGTGCGACACATTACGCAACGCCGTTTGCACATCCGCTGCTGATGCGTTTGCTGCGATGTTTGCTGTCGTCGTTCCCGTGGTGCTCACTTCCCTGGCAGCGGCGCTGTTGTTGACCACCAGCATCCCGAGCATCCCGCTATCGGAAACCATCAGGTTCTGCGGCTTAGCGGTGTAGCCGCTGGACGGATAGAAGTCTTTGAACTTCGCCGTGCTCTGGTCCTGGGAGACCAACCAGTAGTCCGTCTGCGAACCGTTACCGCTGGTCGTCTCGAAGATCTTTCCGTCCGATGTGTTGATCCGGTAAATCGCTTCGCCGTTGACCCCGTCGATGTCGGAGACCCAGACGTACAACACGTTGCCCCAGACGGTCATGCCCCGAACCTGGCGGGTAGCCGACGACAACTGCACCACCGGCATATTGGCACTTGTCCACTCCCACAACGCCGTCCCGTTCTTGTTGTACTTTCGCAGGAGCAGTTGGTGTGACCCGTTGACCGTCGCCAAGTACCCATACCCGTCACGGCCCCACGCCGACAGGTTGTAGGTCTCGCTGGCAGCACCAAGGTTGCTGCCGGTCTGGGTTCCAGTGTTGTTCACCAGAACACCCGATCCGCTGCTGGTCGCAGCCATGATGGAATCGCCGCGACCCTGGACCGACTCGAACTGCGGATAGATAACGTGGTTGATGTCCTGAATCCGCCCGTTCGTCGTATGCACTGACGAGTTGTACTTCGACAATCCCGGTCGCTGACCACCTCGATCACGTCCCGAACTCTTGGAGTTCAAACCGCTGGCGACATCAGGCGAGCTTGCCGGAAACGGACGCACGTTCTGCGCGTCAACGGTCGTCAGGGGTGGTTGGTCTTCATAGGCCAACCCCTCGACGATCCCCTTGACCGGGAATTCCAGTTCCCGAGACAACCGACGCGGCATCCGACACTCCCATTATCCGGCAATGATCTCGTCGTAGACGACGACTCCGTTCAGCCCATCGGTCGCACTGGTGAGGTTCAACGCTTCGCCCACACTCGTCTCGCACCATCCCGCCGGATTGAACGGCAGCACGAACGGATTGTTGGCACTGGGCATCGCACCGGTCAGAGCCGTCGAGCCGCTCTTGAACTGCGCCGTCCCGGGTGACCCACCGCTCTGCACGTTGGCCAGGACTGCAGCGAGGACGCGAAACTTCTTTCCCGTTGATGCTGCCGCAATTGCGACAGTTCCTGCCGAACCTTGTGCGACCGACGTGTACTTCTGGCCACCACCGGAAAAGACGGTGGTGCCCAGTTCACCCAGAGCCGTTGTTGTCGAAGAAACCATTCGCCACCTCGTTATGTTTGAACCTTAAGTCCGTCGATGTTGCTGTCGGTGGCCGATCCGAGGTTGATGAAGATATGCGCATCATCGTCGTCGTCAGCAGCACCCGAATTGATGATGATGCAACCTTTGGCGTAACCGGCAGTGCCATCTGCGGGGGCATCGGCACCCGCCGCACCCAG